GATATTCATGGGTTGTAGCAGGTTCAGTAACATGGAATGATATTACTGGAAAACCTACTGGTACAGTAAATAAAGTTGCTAAATTCACTACAACTACTGATATTGGAGATTCAACAATAACAGATGATGGTACTTTAGTTGGTATATCACAAGCCGTTCCTACAGCAAAACTACATATTAACAATACAACTGGTAGTAATTCAATTTTAGTAGAAGATGATACAAACGTAGATGCAACTCCTTTTGTTATTAATAATGTTGGGAATGTTGGTATTGGAGTTACATCACCAATCGCAAGACTTCATATTAATAGCGGAACAAATAAAAACATTGTTGTAACTCCTTCATTAAATGGAACAAAATTAGCATCTTTAGATGATGCAGGGTCAGCGTATTCTGAAACAGAATATGATGCTTCTGTACAAAGATTTTTAATTGGCGGAGTTGAAACTGTAACAATGGCATCAAATAATAATGTGGGGATTTCTACAACATCTCCTACAGCTAAGTTACACGTTTTAAATGCAGGTACTGATGATTCATTTAGAGTTGATGACCAAACAACAGACACTACTCCGTTTATCATTAAAAACGATGGTAAAGTAGGTATAGGTACAACTGTTACAACTTTTTCTACTGTTACAGTATCGTCAACACAACAAAATGGTATTAATATTACTAATACAAATGAAGCATCAACAGGTATAACAACTTCTTCGACAAGTAATTCCGCTTATGCAAAAGGTGCTGATTTTGATGCAAGTGTATCAAGTACAGCAGGTTGGGTAAAAGGAGTTGTTGGAAGAGCTACAGCAAATAATTATGCGTATAGTATTGGTGGGGAATTTAGTGCCGATTCTGTAACAGGTCAAGATTATGCAGTAGGTGTTAAAGCTGTTGCTACATCTACACAATTTACAAAATATTGTTTTTGGGGTCAAGATGGTTCACAAGGATTATATAAATTTCTTAGGTCAGTTACTGCTGATGGTAAAGCGAATTGGGATTATCTTCCAACTGAAATTCAATTTGCAGTTTCAGATGAAACAACTGCATTAACAGCAGGTACTGCTAAGATAACGTTTAGAATGCCTTATACAATGTATGTTACTGAAGTTAGGGCAAGTTTAACTACAGCACAGACTTCAGGAAATATATTTACAATTGACATTAATGAAGGTGGATTGACTGGAAACTCTATACTATCAACTAAACTAACGATAGATAATGGTTCTAAAACTTCTGTAGGAGCAACTACTCCTTATGTCATATCAGACAATACGTTGACAGATGATTTCGAGATTACAATAGACATAGACCAAATAGGAGATGGTACTGCTAAAGGTCTTAAAGTGTTAATTAAAGGTTTAAGAATTTCATAAAAATAAAGATATGTTTATACTTAATCCTTATATATTTGCACCTACATCAACATTGAACACAAACATACGTAATGCGTGGAACTTTGATAATGTTGCCACAGATAGCGTAGGTGGTTTGACAGCTACATTGCAGAATGGTTTGACATACACCGCAAGTGGAAAGATAAATCAAGCACTAATATTTGATGGGGTAAATGATTATGCTACACTTCCTGATAACTCGATGGACTTGACAGGTGATTTTACAATTTCTATGTGGGTTTATTACACAGCAACAGGCGCTCAAACATTTTTCGCAAATGGTTTTTATAATACGGGTGCAAATATATGGAAAGGTTGGGCGATAGATATTAATAATTTAGGATCAAATAATAATAGAGTTAGTTTTATTATACCAACAGGTACTACATCACCTCTAAACTATACTGCATGGGATTTTAGCACAACAGCACTTACATTAAATGCGTGGCATCACATATTAATAACAAGAGTTAGCGGAGTGAATACTTACGCATGGATAAACAACGTATCTCAATCTTACAATTTAATTGGAGGTGTAGCACCAGCGAATATTACTTACGACCCAGTATATCATACAACAAATAAAGTATCTATTGGTGCAAAAACGATTAATACTCCATCTTTATATGTAAAGGCAAATACACGAATTGATGCCTTGACTGTTTGGAGTAGACAATTAACAAGCACTGAAAGAACATATTTATTCACAGGAAAACAATATTTATATGTATAACAATAGTACATACATAACACTACTTACAACTCATGCAGAGTTATTAGGTATTAGTGAAAATAACAGGAAATCCAATAATGGTACAATTACTATTGTTGAGTATGGAGAAAACGAAACTATACCACAAGAAGTGATTGATGTAGTAATTAATACTTTAACACACCAAGAAGCTATTGACTTAGTAGATGATGTTGAATGGGTTAACTTTCCTTATTAATTATGGCATCCGCACTTCCAATTAAAATATATGTAAAAGGTAATTTTCTAATTTACAAGAACGAAACAGACCTTTTCTTTGCTGATAACGTAGAAAACGTATTATTAAGTAAAAACACTACTTCATCTACTTCTTATTACTTGTATATGAGAGGTATTAACAAATTAATTAATGATATAGCTTTTTCTGATATTTCAGATGAAAACGGAAATGCATATCCAACACAAGCATACTTTGAGAACTACATTTACACCTATACTGGTAATAGAGTTAGTTTACCAATAGTAAGCATTGGAGAGTTAAATGATGTAGCAATTTCAGCACCTTCTAACGGACAAGTATTAGAATATAATGCTATAAGTGGTCAATGGGAAAATGTATCTCCAAGTGCTTTAGGTGGCGATATGACACAAGCAGTTTACGATTACGATGGAGATGGAGTGGTAGATAGTTCAGAGAAACTTGAATTTATTGGTAAAAACTCAACAGGTGTTACAATAGGGAAAACTAAAGTTGTTTATATTAGTGGTGCAACAGGGCAGAAACCTAATATTACATTAGCAGATGCAAGTTTAGAAATATCAAGTTCAAAAACTATAGGTATTACAAGAACATTAATTGCAAACAATGCTGATGGATATGTAATTACTCATGGAACAATACACGATATAGATACTTCTGCTTTTGCTGATGGTAATGCTTTGTGGCTATCTGAAACAGCAGGAGAAATAACTAACGTAGTGCCTTCTGAACCTGCTCACGCTGTATTTATAGGTTTTGTAGCATACGCACACCCAACAGCAGGGAGAATCATTCTACATATACAAAATGGGTATGAATTAAACGAATTACACGGAGTTAGTGTATCTTCTGAAGTTAACAACGATGTTTTACAATTTGAATCATCTACAGGTCTTTGGAAGAACAAACAACTTTCTTTTAACCAACTAAATAATCATTTTATATTAGTAAACCAAAAATCTGATTTACCAACACCATCAACTGGTGTAATTAATTTAAGTGCTAACGTAACTTATTACTTTACTAACGTAGTAGATTTAACAGGAGATAGATTGGTTTGTGGTGCTAATACTACAATACTCGGTGGTTCATCTGAAAACTGTAGAATCAAATCAACAGGATTAACTGGAACTGCATTGATTACATCTTCATATTCTTTGCCTATAAGAAACATTACACTTGAAGCAGATGTTGCTTTAAATTTAAGTGGGGATAGTGTTACAACTGCATTAGATTGGTTTGGTGTGAACTTTACTGATTGTAATACTGTAGGTACAATTGCTAATTACTCAAACTTTGTAATGACAGATAGTGCTTTCTTAAACGCACAAGGTTTAACGTTTGATGGAACTATCGGAACAATAGGTATAGGCAACTCTTTATTTGATTGTAAGGCATCAGGAACAGCAATAACAATAGCATCAGGTGCTAACATCACTCGTAGATTTAGAGTTATTTATTCTTCTTTTATTGCTTTAAGTGGAGAAACTGCTATTAATGTAAACGCAAGTGCTACAATAGGAGATGAAAAATACATTTTAGACACAGTAAACTTTTCGGGTGGTGGTACTTATGCAACTGGAGTTACACATACTTCTAATAAGGCTTTATTTGTCAATTGCGTAAACATTACTAACACTTCTACTCGTGGGTTTATGTATATGGTAAACAACACGACAGATACAACTATTGGTACTTCTAACGTAAACACGTGGGTAAAAGCAGGAGGAACTACAACAGCAGGTGCTGAAAATTCAAAGTTTACTCACGCATCTAATAGACTTACTTATACTGGTGCTTTTTCAAATTCTTTTCAAGTTAACATTAATTGTAGTGTTAGGTCAGGTTCTGTTTCACAAGTTATATCAATAGGTATCGCTAAAAATGGTACTATATTATCAGAAAGTGAAATGACAGTTAGAACTGATGTTGCCAATCAAGAATACCCAAGTTCTACTTCTTGTCAATTAACTATGACTACAAATGATTACGTTGAGGTTTTTGTTAGAAATACTTCAAGTTCAAATATGAGGATAGCCGATTTAAATGTTTCAGTAATAAAAATACCAGTATAAAATGGCAATGGCATCAGCGAGATACAATAGAACTAAAAAGTGTTTTAGATTATTAAAAACACAAAAAAGAAAAACCGAACCTTTAGAAACTTATTCTACTAAAGAATGTTGCAATCCTATACTTGTATTAGCACATACGACTGATACAACGTCTTGGAAGAACGATATTACTTCAGCGTGGGTAAAGTTACCTGAACTTACAGATAGTGTAACATTCGAGCTATTTAAAGACAATGACACGCTTTCTACTTACGTTCCAAGTAAGGTTAAAATATTTAGAGAGGAAACTGGTTATTACGTTACCATACCTTGGAGAGATGTACTTGCATTAGATGGAATAGGATGTTACTATTTAAAAATCACAACAATTATTAATGGAACTACAGAATCTTCTATTTGGGGTAAATATAATCTACAATCATATACTACTGAAAATGCTCAAAATACTATTCGAGTAAAAGTTGATGTAAACCAATACTATTCTATTGAGGATATTGACTTTACAGGTACTCACTTAATTGATACCTTGAGGTTCGGTGGTTTCTTTGGTAATATGTCGCCAAACTTTAAAATTGATAATCTTATCTATGAAAACAGAAAGTTTGAAAATGTACAAAGAGAAAGAATTGCTACTTACACAATGACATCAGACCCTATAGATTATAAATATACTGGATTACTACTTGATTTTTACTTACTTGCAGAGAATAAGATATGGTTATCAGACCACAATGAATTTAACCATTCACTATTTTACAAAGACACAGAGTTAATTGTTAATGATACACCAAGCGTAGATTACAAAGAATTTAGTAATTTAGCGACTGTAACTTGTACGTTTACTGATAAAGTGCGTAATAATTTAGCAAAATATAATGGCTAAAAAAAGATTTGTTAAAGGTCAAAAGTTTAATGGAAAACAAATAATTGAAGTATATCATTGTACTTCAGAAACAATGATTTTATTTACTGATAAAACTTATTTAGTTTTCAAAAACAAAGACCTATGAACGAACTTAAAAACATATTAGAGCAGTTAAGAAAAACAAGAGTATTAATTGTTCTAATATTGTTCTTTGCATTTATTGCATATTTATATAAATCTCTTATTACTGATGTAGTAACAGAAAGGATAAACAAAGACGAGGTTAAAAAAGACATTAACAACAATGTGCTTATTCAACAAATGCTTAACGACCTTATGCTTAAATACAAGGCTGACAGAGCATACATCTTTAGATTTAGCAACTCAATTATCTATTACGATGGACGACATAGGAATCATACTTCGATGGCTTTCGAGGTGTGTGGAAATGGAATAAGTTGTGAAGCACAAGGATTACAAAATTTACCAGTTAGTTTATTTCCTGTTTTTCTACAAGAAGTGATGTTAGATAAATGTATTTATACTGATATAGATGATTTACAAGAAGTATCAACAAGAATATCTTTAAAAAAACAAGGTATTAAATCACTTATGGTAGCACCTTATTTCAAAGATGGGCAATTCGTGGCTTATATAGGCTTGGACTTTGTAAAAGAATACAATAAATTAGATTTTGACTATGACAAGTTTAAATCAAGAACAAATGAAATAGGTAGAATATTAACACAATAAACAAATAATATGAAGTTAATTGAAAGAATAAAAAAACCAAGACCACACTTTTGGGTTAAAGTTGGAAAAGTTGGTGTAGCACTAACTATAATCGGTGGAGCAATAGTAACACCATTACCATTAGTGGGTGGAATACTTATGACTATTGGAGCAACTACAAAGAGTTTATCACATTTAGCGATAGAAGATGGACAAGTTAACGATTGAAAGAATAGAATCAGCACACCCAGTTATTCGTGAGGAATTGCGTGATTTCTATATTGAGTGCAACAATAAACTACCTAAAGGTGTTAGATTGAGGTTTGCTTATGTTTACAGAAGTCCTGCTGAACAAAATGCTTTATATCTAAAGAAACCAAAAGTAACCAACGCAAAAGCATTTCAATCTATACATAATTATGGTTTGGCATTTGACATCGTTATTTTGCGAGATAAAGACAATAACGGAACTTTTGAATCAATTGATTGGGATATTAACTCGGAATACTTTAAAACTGTTGTAGCGTACTTTAAATCGAAAGGATATGAATGGGGTGGAGATTGGAAAAACTTTAAAGATTATCCTCATTTTCAAAAAGCATTTAATTTAACGTGGCAACAACTTAAAAACAGATTAGACATAGGCTATAAAATAGTTGATAAAGGAATTACTTATCCTAAAATATAAATAATAGTGGTATAGGTGCAACAACTCCCCTTATTAATAGAACACTTAAAATTAACGCATTTAGAAATATTTGCGTTTTTTTGTGTAAAATTATTTGTTTTAACAATTATTCATTTTATCTTTGTTAAAAATTAAATGATATGACAATTGAAAAAATAGTTCAGTACACGATAGGTTATAAGCCTACACTTGTAAAAAAGAATGAAGTGTTCTTTGAGCCACTACCTGATGACACATCAATCCGTATTAACTACTTAGGTATGGAAAGAGATTTTGAAGTTGAATTTGGCGAATGGTTTCCAATTGAATGGAAAGATGAAGAAGAAGAAGATACTTACGAGCCTTTTACAACTAAAGACCTTATGCTATTCTTCCAGTCGTTTGTTGATATTAACATCTGCATTGAATGCGAAGGAAAAGGATATTATATGGTTTACCAAGAATGTACGAAACCCGCAAGTGAATGCTGTGCTAACTGTGAAAGAGTAGTTCAATGCGATTGTAGTAAACACACTAAATTATTCCCTTATGAGTAGAATTTTAAAAAGAGTTTTGACAAGAAAATCAGTATTAGGATTTGGGTATCAAGACATAAGAGATTTATCAGTTCAAATGTTGTTAGATTTAAACAGAAAACATGATTTGATAGATATTTATTACAATCTTGAAAAAATAGATTTTATGCCTGATATATTAGATGAGTTAGGTATAACAGAAGAATTTAGAATAATTAAACCTTCAAAAGATAGGGTTATGAGAGGTAAATTTTACACTTATTTAATTAACAATAGAAATGAAGAAGAAAATTTTAAAATAATGGCTAAAAGATTTCACGATAAAAAAAGAATATCTAAATCAAAAGAAAGAGGATTTAATTATTCTGTAAATTCTAATGCTAATAATCAAAGAAAGAATCACGGAAAATGAGTAAAAAACTAATTGACAGTATTGAACACTTTGATAGGTTTGATACAGATAAATATGTAGAAGTAGTAAATGCTAAAAATGGTATTTACGATGAAGTAAAAATAAACAAGCAATTTAATCAAGGTTGTATTGAGTTTTTCAAAGCAATAATTTTTTTAACAGTATTAACATTTTTAATTTATGCACTATGTTTTTTAGGAGAATAGCAGTTTTGACATCAGGAGACTTATTTATACACAAGATACCTGATACTATGACTAATGATGAGATAGTTGCTTATTTGCAAGATTTAGGGCAAGAAACGACATTTTTTGAAGTAAACAATGTAATTACAAAAGAGGTTTCAATGTACCGATATAAGCAAATGTTCCCAAGTCAGGAGTTTTTAGGAAGAACAGAGTTAATTAAGGAATATTTAAGTAAGCATAAATCTCGTGATGCAAGTTGGATTCAAATGAAATCATTTATTTGCAAATGGCTTTATAACAAAGGACTTACGATGATGGATATAGCACAAATAATGGGGTATGCTAATCACACAAGTATAATTTACTTCATTAAGGAATATTCAGACTTTGATAAGGGATTTCGATTTGATGATTTTATGCAGTATGTAGAACAAGGATTATATCCAGTAAATGTAAATGGAATAACAAAATTTAAAGAATTATGATTAAAAATTTCGAGGATATTACTCACGACTTAACTCCTGAGGAATACGATTTAGCAGTAAGATTAGCACCATTTTTGGAAAAAAGAACTAAGGATAATCCGATACTTGCAAAACAGATAATTGATGGTGTAAATGAAAAATGGAATCCAAAACCAAAACTTACAGATGCAAGACTTCGTAAGATTATAAACTACTACAGAGTACAAGCAATACTACCAGTTATAAGCACTTCTAAAGGGTATTATGTAAGTTATGACGAGCAAGACATCAATGATATGATGCAGTCTTTATGTCAAAGAGGTAATAGCATAATACAAGCATCATTTGGTATGGGAAAAATTTTAAACAAAATTAAGTATAAAGAATAATTTTATATATTTGCATCATAGTTCGGGTCTCAAACATAGTGAACTTAAAGAAATTATTAACCCTTTTCAATGATATAGACGTGAGACCCCTATTGATTTGAGAGGGTATTTTTATTTATTTAAAAAATTTATTTTATGATTTACAAATTTGTATGCGTAGAAGGAAATGCAACAATGGAGTTGTATCAAGCAAATGAGAATGACAAGGAAAGAAACTCATTAGTATTTGACATTTGTGAAAGCGGAACAAGAAATTACATTTGTCTTGACAAAAAAGATGTTTACCATTTAATTGGTGCTTTACATTTACTACATAAAGAAATGAAGTAATGGAAAAGATGCAATGGTTTAAATTCTCTATTTCGGAATGGAAGATGGGAAAGATTCAAAAATGTAAACCTGAAGCAAAATCTGCTTTTATGGAACTTTGTTGTTTGTACTGGATTAATGAAACAAAACTATCTATTGAAGATGCAATAATCGAATGCGATGAAGATAATTATCATAACCTATTATCTAAAAAAGTTATTAAAGAAGTAGATGGGTATGTTAAGATATATTTTCTTGATGAACAGTTTGAAAATGCTTTAGAAAAATCTGTAAAAGCAAGAGAATCAGTAGAAAAGAGATGGGCAAAACGTAATACGAACTTAATACAATCGAATAACGAAAGTAATACGAACGTATTAGAAACGAATTACGAACGTAATACAGAAGAGAAAAGAAGAGAAGAGAAGAGAGAAGAAAAGAATATAGATAGTCGCAAAACAAGTTTTGCTAATTCTATTAAACCTTTTTTAGAAACTTACGGAAAAGAAATGTGTACAGAATTTTACAAGTATTGGACTGAACACGGAGAGAAAGATAAAAAGATGAGATTTGAAAAAGAAAAAACTTTTGGAATAAAACAAAGATTAGACAGATGGAAATCTAATAAATCTAAATTTTCTACTCCTACACAAAAGAAAGATGTTTTATTTGTTACTCCTGAAGGAATAGAAATAACAGATTCTCACGTATTACACGTTTACCAACAAACTGGAAAAGTATGATTTTAGAAAACGGACACTCGGACAAATACCTGCAAGACTATAAAAATGGTTTAATACCACAAGGACTTGGGTTAGACATCTATTTAGATGATTATTTAAGATTCAAGCGTGGTCAATTAAATTTCATTTTAGGACACGACAACGTAGGTAAATCCTATTGGGTACTATGGTACTTTCTTGCTTTAGCAATTAAGCACGATTTAAAGTTTACATTGTTTATGGACGAAAACTCTGTACAAACAATAATGAGAGATTTAGTTAGAATGTATTTAGGTAAAAAAATACAAGATGCTTCTGATAAAGAATTAGCAATAGCAATAACTAAAATAGAAAATCATTTTTCATTTGTTAGCAACTTACAGAGATATACTCCTGAAGAATTGTTAGAGATTTTTAAAAGTAAAAAATCAGATGCTTACTTAATTGACCCATTTAACGGATTAAAAACTGCTTTAAGTTACTCATCAAACTATGATGTGTTAAACGATTTAAAAATGTTCTGTAAGCAAAATAATGCTACAATCTACATAAACGCACATCCATCTACAGCATCAGGTAGAAGACAAGCAAATTACGAAAAAGGACATACTTGGGAAGGACACGTTACACCACCTATGAAAGATGATATTGAAGGTGGAAAAAGTTTTTCAAACAAGGCAGATGATTTTATAATTATCCATAGGCTTATTTCTCACGAAACAATGAATACCACAACACTTGTAGATATAAGAAAAGTAAAAGATACAGATAGTGGTGGTAAACAAACAATCCTAAACCAAAGTATCTATTTTGATTTTAACTATGGAAACGGATTCAAATGCGGTGGTATAGACCCAATCGTTAGACCTTTTGAAAAAAAGAATTACGTTCAAGAACAAATTAAGTACGAACCAGTCAATTTAACAAAAATAGGTATGGAAGTAAACCATTACTACGAACCTAAAATTGTTGAAGATGATGATATGCCTTTTTAATCTATGAATAGTTTAGATATATTAGTTGCTCGTCAACAAGTAAACATAGTACACGATAAGATAGCGTTAAGCCTATCAGAAATCGTTTCTAAGAGACCTGATAGGACTGACCTAATAGAAAGTATGTCCGAGAGTAAAAAAGACCTTCAAAACGCATCTATTGTCTTCTTCGAGTTAGAACGTGAATTTATACAATCAAGAATGTTGACCCAAAGTATGGTAACAGAAAACTTAAAACTTCTTAAACAGATTAGTGAAATGGAAGATTTAACAAGTAAATGTGATAAATTAGAGGACGAGTTAATGAAACTTGCATCAGAAAATGAATTGTTAAAGAAAAGATTAAGTAATTTCTAATGAAAAAGAGAAAGAATCGCCCCAGCGGACTCAAGTACAATGTAGTGGCAACTGAAAGAAACAGACCTTTTAATCTCAAGTACAAAATAGAATATATCAAGTGTTTCAGGTGTGAGAAAATGAAGAACAAGAATACTACTCTATTACTTAAATGGGGTAGGTCTTTCTTTGTTATTTGTAAGCCTTGTAATAACAAGTACAGATTAATGCCAAATAGAATAAAATAATTAAGTGTAAATTTGCACAATTAAAATTAATAATTACTTTTACCAAAAAATTTAAAGATTATGGAAGAATTAAAAACAAAGATTGACGAATTAAGGTCAACGCTAACTGGAGATTTGTTTGCTGATATGGAAACACAGCAAGAGATTTATGACTTGAAGAAGCAATTATCTGCTTTGCAGGGCATTACTATAGAAGAATACGAAGCAAATGATGATTATTTTTGCGAAAATTGCGGTAGTTAATTAAAAAAAAAAGGAAAATGAAGAAAGTAATTTTAACAGTAGCGACAATACTAACAGTAGGTTTAGTAAACGCACAATGGACAAAAAAGAATGTTAACAATGGTTTGGACGAGCCTTACAAAGTTTGTTACACAGAAACGAATAATAATGGTTTTCTAAAATTAGAAGGCGATGGTATAAGAGTTTCTTTTTATGTAGCAGGGAGTTATTATTGCGAAGATTCCCCATTAGTTGACATATCTTTTTTGGTAAATGGTAAGTGGCAAAGGCATTCAGTTTGGGGCAATAAAAGTACCGATAGCAAAGTAGTATTTTTATCATTTGATTTAGAAAGCGAGGAATACTTTAAAGACTTTTTGAATGCAACAAGTGTAAAACTTAGAGTAAACGAAACTTATTGCACTTCTGAAATTTACCAATTCAACATGGCAGGTAGCACATCAGCATTTAAATTTATAAACAATTAATATGAAACAGTTAGTATTGACAATTACAGAAGACGAAGAAGGATTTATGGACGTAGAACTTGATTTAGGTGGATATAATACTTTTGAAGCATTAGACATCATTAAAGAGGTTCAGCAGGGATTAATGGAAGAACAGATTAGATTAAATTAATGCTTTCTAAAAAACAGATTACATATGTCAAAGGTTATTTGTTCAAGAGGATTGCAGATAGCCTTGATTTATCCGTTAAAGAAGTTGATAGAGAGATTAAAAACAGGTTAGGTATAGAGAGTATCTCCAAGTTGGATAACGATGGTTATATGGAAGTTTGTGTTTATTGTTTTCGTCTTGGCGATGAATTAAATTTAAATCTTAATTTTAAGGGCAACGAAGCCGATTTTATAAGAGATTTACTATGAAAAAATGCAAAAATTGTAAAGAGGTATTTAAGCCTATGCGAAGTAATTTAGAGAAATATTGCTCAAAACCTGAATGTATAAAAGTTTGGGTAGATACCGAAAAACAAAAACAATGGAATAAGAGAAAGTCTGAAATAAAAAAAGACTTGATGTCTTTGCAGGACTATATTAAAATTGCTCAAACTCATTTTAACCATTTTATTAGATTAAGAGATTCAGGAAATGATTGCATCAGTTGTGGTAAAAAAATATCTAATACAGAAACAGTACACGCATCACACTACAAACCTGCAGGAACTTGCTATAACGTAAGATTCAATGAAGATAATGTTTGGGTTTCTTGTGTCAAATGCAATACTCATCTTTCAGGGAATATCTCTGAATATAGAACAAGATTAGTAAATAAGATAGGTTCAGAAAGAGTAGAAGAAGTAGAGAGGTTGTCCAGTATCACAAGAAAGTTTACTAAAGAAGAACTGGTTGAAATTGCAGATATTTACAAGAAAAAAGTAAAACAATTAAAAAATAATTAATCTATTGTTTGTTTTTAAATATAATTGTGTATATTCGCATTATATTTAAAAGAAAGCAATTATGGATTATTCAAAAGCAATTATCGGAGTATTGTCAGGAATAACAAATTCCGAATACTCAAATCAAGAATCAGAAGAAGTATCTTTAGTAGTTGAAGATATTTTTAATCAATTAGAGTTAAAGTGTAAAGTATCTCAAAAAGAAGATGTTTTAATAAAATACCAAGAGGTATTAGAGTTACGTTCGTTAATACGAAATCTAACAAACAATTTGTATTTGTCAAAATTAATGAGTAACCACCACAGAGAACAAGTAATTAAATCTTTAAATCAAATAAAATGAGTAAACCAAAACAAGTAACAATTAAGTTACACGATTACGTAGAAAGTGCGATGATTATTTCTGCAAAAGTAGGTCTTCACAAAGGAGAAGACATCACTACAAAGGTAGGTAGAATAGAATATGCTTTAGAAATGTTAAATAAAGCAGTAGAACAAGGTAAAATTAGTATTGGAGATTTAGTAAATTTAAAGTAAGATGGAAAATTTAGCAATTAACGAAGTAGCATTCTTATTAAGTAAGATTCAAAACGAGATTAAAGTACAAAAGAACAACTGGAATGCTTTTGGAAAGTATAAGTATCGTTCAGTAGAAGACATTCAGGTAGCATTAAAACCTATCTTGTTAAGACACGAAAGTTCAGTTATTCTAACAGATGAATCATTTGAGTTGTGTGGAATACCAGTAGTAAGAGCAAGAGCAACATTTATTTGTCCTTATGGAGAATTGTCAGTTACAGCAGATGCAGGAGTAGATATTCATAAGAAAGGTATGGATTATGCACAGACATTCGGTGCAAGTTCATCTTATGCTCGTAAATACGCTTTAAGTGGATTATTATTGTTAGATGATAGTGCAGATGCAGATGCTACAGAAAAGCACGACAAAAGCGAGATAAAGCCATTAACTGATGCACAAATTAAGTCTGCAATAGAAAAAGGTACTCAATCAAAGGTATTAGAGGGTAACGGAACAAAATGGTCATTAACAGAAGAACAAATAAACTTACTTAATGGAAAAGGGTAGAATCATTAGCCAATTAGTTTTACTTGACACATCAGAGTTTAGACATAGAAGTTTTATGAAAAACGGAAAGTACAAACACGAACCTGCAAGATACCAATTAGAACTTATGGAGATATACAATAAGTTGTCTGAAGAAAACCTGCAAAAATTATTGGTATTAAGAACAAAATAATTTACTAACGTTTTGCAACTTGGCGAACCTTGGAGGTGTACGTTATTTCGCCAAGATGCTGTTAGTACCAGTTTTTAATTTAAAATTTGATAGAATGAAAATAGCAATGTACGACCTTGAAGGTCATTTATTAGAAGTATTTGAAGTTGATACTGTAAGAGATTTAGAGAGAGAATTGAATTATAATCAAGGTTCTATTAATAATTGCTTACATGGGTTGGCGATTTCTGTTAATAACAGACAATTCAAAAGATTTCCTGAAAAAAGAAAAATTCATAATAAAATTGGAGATATTTCAGAAATAACAACAACACACTTAAAACCTGTTCATAAATACTATAAAGGAGTATATATATGTAGTTACGATTCAATTAGAACTGCATCTAAAAGGAATGGATTGTTTGATGCAAACATAAATAAATGTTGCAATGGTATTTATAATTCAGCAGGTGGATTTGAATGGAAGTATGCAGTTTAATTGGTACTAACGGATTGCAGATTGGCGGTCGTTTTAATGCCGCCAATGTGCTGTTATACGCTGGTGCGGTTTATTAACGAGAAGCTTAAATTGAAACACTAAACAAAAAATTATTAAAAATGAGCGAGGGGAAAAAAGAAATATTATTAGGTGATTGTTTGGAACTTATGAAGGATATTCCAAACGGAAGTATTGATATGATACTTTGCGATTTACCTTATGGAACAACTAAAATAAAATGGGATGTTGTTATACCATTTGACAAATTGTGGGAGCAATACGAAAGGATTATAAAGCCGAATGGTGCAATAATTCTTTTTTCTGCTCAACCTTTTACAAGTAAATTAATATTAAGTAATATTGATTGTTATAAATATGAGCTGGTATGGCAAAAAGACAGACCACAAAACATTTTTAATTGTAAAATTCAGCCATTAAGGTCGCACGAAAATATATCTGTTTTTTATAAAAATCAACCAACTTATAACCCTCAATTTTTTGAGGGAAAACCCAATAATTCCGTTGGAAAAGGGCTTTTTAAATCAGACCATTATTCTATAAAGATTGCCACAAACAGAGAAAATAGCGAAATGAAATATCCGCAAAGTGTTATCTTCTTTAAGAAAGAACACCCTCCTATACATCCTACGCAAAAGCCCGTTGGGTTAATGGAATGGTTGATTAATACTTATACAAATGAGAATGATTTGGTTTTAGATAATTGTGCTGGAAGTGGAACAACTGCAATAGCTTGTTTGAACACAAACAGGCAGTTTATAGTAATGGAAAAAGAACAAAAGTATTATGATATTATTTTAAAGAGGGTGGGGGATTTTAATAAAAAATTTGAAACGCAAACTCTCTTTGGAAACGAAATGTAGTACTTGCGTATAACAGTCGTATAAGGGAAGTTTTTTAATTTCTCTTATACTTTGTTAGGATATTAAATAATATTGTGTATATTTGCATATAATTAATAATTAAAGAATAAAGCAATGGTAGAAATCAAGAATTTAGAGCAGAAAAGCCAAGAATGGTTAGAGTACAGATTAGGTAAAATAACAGGTACTCGTTTAAAAGAGGTGCTTAAAACTGATAACTTGCCAGTATTATATGAGATGATAGCTGAAACCTTATCTAAACAAGTAGAGGAGTTCCCAATGAATAATGCTATGAAGAGAGGAGTTGAGTTAGAGCCAATAGCAAGACAGTTATACCAAGATAAAACTGGAGAAATAATAGAAGAAATAGGATTCTGTTTATCTGATGAAAACGATTACCTTGGATTATCTCCTGATGGATTTACATTGGATAGAAAAGGTGCTATTGAGATTAAGTGTCCATCAACTAAAACTCATGTTAAATATATCTTAGATGATAAAATACCTACTGAATATTTACCACAAGTTTGTATGTATTTTATGGTAAATACTGAATTGGAATGGTTAGACTTTATCACTTATGATGATAGATTTACCGACTTGCCAATGTATGTAATTCATATTAAAAGAGAAGAACTTTCTGATAAGATATTTGAGTACAAAACAAAGATTGATAAGTTTATCGAAAAGTTTCAAAAGTATTACTCAAAGTTAGAATCATTAAAAAACTTTATGTCTGTTAAATAATGGAAAGATTAGAAGATATATATCACGAAACCTTTACAGAGGAACAGATAGAGCAAGAGTATTATAATTACTTACATCAAGAACAATGAGATTATTAATATTATGTGGGTGGTGTATAATGACATCACTCACTTTTCAAGCAACTTATTACGGAAAGGCATTTCACGGAAACACAACAACATCAGGAGAGATTTTCGATATGAACGCAATGACTTGTGCCAGTAATGTATTTCCTTTTGGAACAATTTTGAAAGTTGTAAATGTAGAAAATGGAAAAAGCGTTGTTGTCAGAGTGACTGATAGGGGTGATATTCCTAATCACGTAATAGATTTATCTGAGGGTGCATTCAGCAAGATAGCAAATCTTAAAAGAGGTAGAATAAAAGTAAGTGTAAAACCAATAAAAAAGCAAAATGAAAGTAGAGCTAATTAGTGTATGGGGAGACGACAATACAGTATGTGATTGTGCAAGAGTATCGTTTAATAAACGTGCTGAAAATTATTCAAAAGAAAACAATGAAAAACTAATCAATTATTTGGTTAAACATAAACATACATCAGTATTTAGACACCCACAAGTACAATTTAGAATAGTTTGTCCTATCTATGTAGAAAGACAATTGTTCAAACATCAGGTAGGAATGAGTGCAAATAGTATATCAGGCAGGTACGTAGATTTTTCAGATACCTATACTTTGGTTAAAGAATGGAGAACTCAAAGTACAGATAGCAAACAAGGAAGTGCTGAACCATTAGATTTCTATGGTCAAGAGGAATGCAATATAATCGAACATAATATTGTTGAAGCGTGTAAGAAAGCATATAAAGATTTAATTGATTTAGGTGTAAGCAAAGAACAAGCAAGAACCATATTACCTTTAAACTTAAACACACAATTCATCTGGACTGGTAGCCTATTATCATTCATTCATATGTTTAAATTAAGGCTAAAATCAGATGCACAACAAGAAACTCGTGAAGTAGCAGAACTTATGTTAGAGCAATTGAAACAAAATGGTAGTTTTGAACATTCACTAAAATCATTTGAATTATGACACTTTCTCAAGACCTGATGAACGATATATCTAAAAATGTTCAAAGTACGCTTAAATCAAAGAAAAAGCGTATAAAAACAGATTTCTCACGATATTCTACTGAAAGATTAAAGATAGAAATAAAGAAATACGAAGATAATCCAATAATATTCTTAAAAATCTACTCAATCTTAAAAGTAAGAAGTTACCCTGCTACAATTTGTCCTAAAGCACAGATACAATTAGAGAGGGAAAAAGAAAAAAGTATAGTTCCAGTACACTATGGGTATAAGAGTGAAGCATACGATTCAGAGGAAAATATGATAAACGGATTCCAATGTAGTTACGATGACTTGTCAGAGAGTGAGAAATTAATTTGGAATATGAAATAGTTTAAACTGAAAAAAAAAAATGATTCCCTGCTAACTTAATAGTAGGGATTTTTTTTGTATAAAAAATTGGAGAACTGCCAAGTAATATAATAGAAAAATTTTTCTGTATAAAAATTGGAGTCTTGCTCGACTATTATATGTAAAAAAATCTATACCAAAATCTGTAGAAAAAAATCTATACCATAGGAACTGGCTTTGATTAGGAATTAATCTGACAATGATTAGGAAATAAACTAATTAGAATTAATCTAAATTAGTGTTAACTGTTGCGTAATTCAAAAAGTTTTTTATTTGCATACGTGTACATATTAATATTAAATAGGCTTATTTAGAATGATTATAAATAGATAAATAATTAAAAAATAACATTGTGTAAGTTTGCACATTAAAATAATATAGTTACATTTGTAGAAGAAAACAACGCCAAAAAAGGGGTTAAAAACGTAAAACACTGAAAATCAATAAGTTATGAAAAACAAAGAAAACAACACGGAAAAAACAGCATTGTATATTGTTAGAATGTGTAAAACAAACGGCAAAGATTTAAATTATGCTTTAAACATTATTTCTTGGTACTCAATGACTGAAGAACAAGATAAAAAAATTGAAAGTCATATCAATAAAATATGGGATATTACAAAGGGGGTAACTATCAACCATTTTTCACCAATAAATAAATAATAAAATGAAAGGAATTTTTAAAAGTGGAGGTTATTATTATGAATGTAATATAATCAATAAATTTTCAAATGGATATTTTGAAATAGAAATAAAAGGAAGAAAAAAAATAGTTAATAAAATAAACTTAATTGAATTATGAAAACAAAGAAAAAATTAATTGAAACATTCTTCCAGTTAATAAGAGAAGAAGAAAAAAACGAAAATAAAGATTTTACAAAAATCATACGTTTTAAACGTATCATTGAAATAAGAAAAGAAAGTAAATAATAATTAAAAACAAAAGCCATGAAAACAATTGAAACATTAAAAAACGAATTAGATAATTTGAGAGACAAATTAATTAATAAAGATTCAGAAGTAAGAAAAGAAATATTAATACAATACAAAGAAAAAGAAACGGAGTTAAAAGAATTAAAACAGTTAACAGAACTAAAAAAATACAACAAACAACACGCAGAAAAAAGAGAAAAAGCCAAAATTATTTTTGAACTTGAAAAAGTTGATTTAAACGATATTACTAACGATAGCCAAATCAACAAAACGAGATTAAAAAAATACCCTAAATGTTCAAAATTAGATTATTTGTTTTTTTGTTCGCAAGATTTTAAAGCTAATTATTACGAAGTAAATTTTTCGGGTAAATGGACTGTATTTTTTTATGAAGATGGGGAATATAAAAAAATAGTAGATTTTAACCACTTTTTAAAGTTAAACTATATAGAACCAAAAGAAATAAGTTTTAAACAGTTCAAACAGATAGAAAACAAGATAAATAAACAACTTTTAAAGATGAAAGAAGCGGAAAAAAAACTATCCGAGTTAAGAGAAGAAATAAATCCATTTTATTACAATGGTTTATTAAATCAACAAAGTAACACATATTACACATTAATCACTAAATTTTAATATTATGAACTGGAAAAACATTGATTTAAAAAGTAATTACGAAAGAAATTTAAATTTATTAGAAAATTACACTTTTGACACGTTTTTATTAGAAATATACACAAACATAAGAGAAGAAGATTTAAACGAAACAGAACTAAAAAAACACTTTGAAAAAGAGATACAAAACAAAGTAAGAGAAGCAAAAGAAATTTTTGAAAGTAATTTGACTAATTTACTTAATTACGCAAAACAAGAAAGGGAAGAAAACTAAAATTTTAATAATTAATATTTAAAAAGATGAAAAAGATATATAAACTTTATTTGTTCGGAGACTTAATTTATAAATCAAATGATTTATTAATAATCCAATCATATAAAAACACATTTAAAGAAGAATTAAAAAAATACTTAATCATTAAATAAAAAAGCCATGAAGATAAATAATTTTACAAGTTTAAAAAAAGCCAACAGACTAAAAGCAAATATATTAGAAATAGCCTATTTTTTTGAAGAAGACAGAAAACAAGACTATTACAATATTAATTTATTAGATGAATTGTACAGTAACGGACTAATAGAAAACGATAAATACAAGGAATTAACGGAACTATTTGAAAATATCTACAATGAGATAGAGAAAGCAGAAAAAGAGTTTTTAAACGTACAAATAAAGCAAGATAAAAAACTAATTAAACAACAAAATAAACGTAAATAATAACTTTTAAAACTTAAAACAATGAAAACAATAAATATTACTTTGTATAAATTTGAAGAATTAAGCAAAGAGGCACAACAAAAAGCAATTGAAGACAATTATAATATAAATACAGGTTTTGAATGGTACGATTTTATTTTAGAAGATATTACAGAAAACGAAAATATTTTTGAAAATATTAAAATTTATTTTAGTGGATTCTATTCACAAGGGGATGGCTCAATGTTTGAATATAACGGAATAAATGCAGAAACATTTAAAACATTCTTAAATGAAGAATATAAACATTTGACAGAAAAAAGAAGAATGTTAATATTTGACAATATCAATATTACAGCTAAAGGAAAACAAAAAGGTCATTATTACCACGAAAATTCGTGTTCTCACTATATAGATATAGAATTAAATCAAGGTTATATTTTTTCAAAACATTCTAATATTTATAATTTAATAGTTGAAATAAATCAAAACTTTGAAAGTTATTTAATAGACTTATATAAAACTAAATGTATAGAAATATATAAAAACTTAAATGATAGTTATGATTATTTGCAGAGTGATGAAGTAATAAAAGAAACTTTGATATCAAACGATTATGATTTTACAGAAGAAGGAGAAATATATTAATAATTTAAAAACCTAAAAAAATGAAAAATATTGAAAAATCAATCTTGAAAAATGGAACATTAAAACTGCCGAAATATACTTTATGGTATGAATACACAACTAAACTGTTTATGTACTCAGACAACGAATATAACCACGCAAGTGCCACAAGCCTAAAAGAATTAAAAGAAGTAATAAAAGAAGCATACAACATTAATATTTTAAACTAAAAACATTATGAAAACAATGATAGAACAATTCCAGGATTTAAACCTACTACCATTATTTGAAATTGAAGTAATAGACAAAAGAACTAACGAAACAGAATATTTAATATTTGATATAACAACAAACAACAACGAACAAGAACCAACGTTTATAATGCAATACCCACCAACAACAAAAGAAGAGGAAGAAAGTAAATATATACCAACAACCATACTAAACATTGATAACGAAGTAAGTTTAGATAATCATTTAGAACAATTATTTGAAGACGCCTATAATATTATATTACATTCCGATTGGTATGAATTAAGCGAATAAAATAAATTATAAAGAAATAAACAGTAATTAAGTAGCACAATAATAAATTTAAAGATATGATAAAGTTAATTGAAGAAGTAATAAACTTAGTTTTAGTTGTAATAGTAATCGGAGTGATTGTGTCAATGTTAGGAATAAAGTTGTAAAATAGATAGTTATGAGAAATAATATAATTGAAATAGAAATTAGGTTTAAAACACCAAAAGGTAGAAAATCCAAGTATTACCAAAGATTTAAAGTAAAAAGAATTAATGAGTTTACTGATAAAGACAAAGAATATGCTGTTAATTTTGCTAAAACTAAATGTATTGAATGGGCAAAAGAAAACTTTAAACAAGAACTAAAGAAAGGATATGTAATAGATACAATTGAAATAATACATAATAGTTGGAATATTAACCTTTAAACCCTAAACATATGAGATAAAACCAAAAGAAAAACTTGTAAAACAAATCAATCAAAATGTAATATCAAAGCACTTTCGTTCATTCGTTAGTGCTTTTTTGTTGTAATACAGTTACTTAACACATATTCACAACCAGTACAACCACAACCATAAACAAACACGTTAAAATTTATCAATTTTCTTTGTATCCACACGGTGGAACATTGAGACTCAAGTATTAATAATCAATGAATTACAAAAACGCCTTTCCTGTCAAATTCTTATACATTTATCAATGAGTTACGTTTATTATCTCATGTGAATATGTTAGGGCTACCCCCTTGCTCATGGAAAAATTGGGATTATCTATTTCCCCCCCTCTAAAAAATTTTCAAAAAATACTCATGCAAATTAACTACATTCACTACATATCTCTTGCAACGTCATTTTACGTGTGTTTTATGCGATTTAAGAAACTTTCTTGTTTGTTAGGTATAAAGAGTAGGGTGGGGTTATTTTGAATCGTTAAATCAAATATGTGGGAAAAAAATTTCTGTGAAAAATTGAATGTAATTTTGTGTAAGATTTGTTTTTTTAATTAATAATAAATAGATTTGTTTCATTATTAATTTAAAGTAGTAGAATTATGGGATTTTATGGTAGTATCTGTTTATCAGATTTGAGTGAATTAGTTAGGAATAATCCTGAATTGGTTCAGAAGAGTAAGAATGGCAAGACTTATTTGAATGTTGATGTTTATGTTAAGGATGAGATAGACCAGTATGGGAATAAGGCGAGTATTAGTGTTAAGGGTGGGGATAAGAGAGTTTACTTGGGTAACTTGAAAGAAAGTGTTAAACCTGAAAGTAAGCCTAAGGGTATTCAACCGAGTGATGATTTTGATTTGTTTTAGTTATGCATAGAATTTATTTGACAGATGGTTCGTTTTACGATACCAAATTAAGTGATGAAATGGACTTAGAGTATTTGACAAGGTTCTTATGTGAAGGTGCAAGTTTTATTTTTATTGATGCTACTTGTGGTCATGTGTGTTTGAGTAAGTCTGCAATTGTAAAAATTATTAAATTATGAAAATGCTTAAAGTAACAGCAGGGATATTGTTAATGCCGATATTCCTTGCTTTGTTTATTTGGGATAGGATTATTACTATTCCTTTGGTTTGGATTCCTACTTCTTCTTTGATGGATTGGTTTAGGGATAATCAGAAGATGACTAATTCAGTTATCAGAGGTGGTATAGTTGGATTAATAGTTATTTTGTTATGGCTTTTTACACGATAGATAAATTTAGTAAGGCTTGTTTGCGATATGTACGCAGACAGTTTCGTGAGAACCATAGAGCAATTAATAATCGTAGAGCCTATATTAGGAATTTGTATAACGAGTTAAACGATATGAACTAATGGCAGATAGAAGACACCATGCAGTTGCTAATGACTGGGCAACTAAATTTTACTTGACTAATGCTACTGGGCATAAGTACCAATCAAGACGATGTGTTTACTTGGCTATTGAAATGATGTTTCAAGCATTAGAGAATGAGGAGTTACCTTATTTTGAGTTTAAGGGTAAACCTGAATTTTGGTTAGAATTTAAGAAGTATTGGGAAGATGCTCGTGCTTACATGATAGGTACAGAGAAATCATCAGGATTAAGTGCAGGTATTAACGATAAACACCCTAATACTAACAAGATTCAGGCTAACAGCAGGATTATTAAGGATTTTTGGGATATTACACCAAGAATTGCTGAATCAGGTAAGTTAAATCGCAATAAAAAGGCAAAAGAGTTAAGAGAAAAGGAAAAACTAAAAAAGAAGTATGCAGATGTATTAAGACATAAAAATGATATTGATTTGTCTGATAAAGGTGCAGGATTTCTTGGTTAAAATTAAAAGTATGAAAAAAGAAGTGTTAAAATGGGCGGACGACAAGGGTCTGTTGAAAGAAGAAAACAAGTTTGTACAGTTAGCGAAACTTTTAGAGGAATCAGGAGAGTTAGCAAAAGCAATTATCAAAGACGACAGAGTAGAGCAGATTGATGCTATTGGAGATTGTGTGATAGTTTTAACGATACTTGCTAAGCAATTGGACTTAGATATTGACTGGTGTACAGAAAAAGCGTTTAGCGTTATTAAACATAGAACTGGAGAACTAAGAAATGGATCATTTATAAAATCAGAAGACTTATGAAAAGATTAAAAAGAGGAGATGTAGTTGAGTTTATACAAAATTACAAAGATGTAGTTCAGGCAGGAGAAACACATCCTATTGATAAGATTATTAAAATTGATGGTAAAGTTCAAGGAATCTATATAAAACTTGATTTTACTTGGATTTATATGTCAGTAGAGATGTTTAATGACTATTGTAAGGTTATAAGAAAAAAAGATAATTATAGATTTTGTGATGAAGTTAAAGAATCTGTTAATCTTAAAACTGCATACGATTATATAAACCCTAATCACTACAAACAAGGAGATAAAGAGGTTATAGAAATGATGGTAGATATTTGGGGTGCTGAAGATGTTGCGAAATATTGCTCAATGAATGCGTTTAAATACAGAATGCGTATGGGTTTTAAGCCTAATCAACCAGTAGAACAAGAGTTAAAGAAAGCTACGTGGTACGAAGACAAAGCAAAAGAGTTAAGAAATGAGCAAAAATAGACGAGAAAAGCGAAAATTGGCAAGATTATCAAAGAATCCTAACTATATTAAGCCTTACAACTATAAAGTAAGGCAACATAATGGAAAAATAAGAGAATTTAAGTTAAAAGACAGAAAAATTGAACTTGGATTAACTTTAGGAATAATTATAACAACTTTAGTATGGATTTCGATGATTTACACGAAATAGACGACTTGGACTTATCAGGAGGGGGTTTTAACCTCTCCTTGTCGTTTGAAGAAGAAAATAAAGCTATAAACTCACAATTTGTAGTGATTTGTGAGAATGATGAGCAAGATGATTACATAAGGCAAGTATTTAACTTGGGTGTTAGAACAAAATCAGGCAGAGGAAAGTACGAAACTAATGTAATTGATGCTGATAAACTGATAAAAATGCTGAAAAATGAAAGATAGACGAGTAAAAAGAGGTAAATATGTAAAAAGTGGAACAGTACCACCATTAGAGCCTTTATCTGAAGAAGCACAAGAAATGTTAATTTCTGATAACGAAAAAAAGAGATTGAGAAAGGAACAGAGGGAAGAAATGGAAATATTAGACACCGAAGAAGTAAAACCTCAAGAAATTAAGAAAAAAGTAGGCTCGATTAAAGGTAAAAAGAACAGAAGTACAGTAGTTAGAGAAATATTAGACACTACTACTTATGGTAGAAATCCTTTAACTGGTACTGATGACCTTATTTCACAAGAATATAGAATTACACTTGCAGTATTATCCAAGGCACTAAAAGGAGATGTAAATGCCTATAAAGCACTTATGGATAACGCATACAAACCTCATACACAAGAAGTTGACACTAAAATACAAACTATTGATTTAAGTCAATTTAGTTTTGATGAATTAAGAGGTTTCTTAAAAGACCAAGATGATTATTTACCACCAAACTTATTAACAGATGGAATTGGAACAAATGAACAGCCTACCTATCCAAGTGAGACAAGCACTGGAACTTCAAGTGAGAGCGACATTAGCGAGAGATGATTTTTGGGAGTTTTGTAAAATGTATGATAAGGATTTCTTTATAAAAAGACCTTTCCTACAGAAGATTGCTAAAGCGTTTATGTTAGTTGAACGTGGAGAAATTAAGTCATTATCGGTATCATTACCACCAAGGGGTGGAAAATCATACATTACCTCACTATTTTGTGCTTGGGCATTAGGTAGAAATCCTACTGAATCTGTAATGCGTAATACTTGTACTGCTACACTATTCCAAAAGTTTTCTTATGATGTTAGACAGATAGTAAAATCAGAAAAGTTTGCTATGGTGTTTCCTGATGTAGAACTTTCGTCTGATAAAGCAAATCTACAAGGTTGGAATACTAATAAATCACGACAAGTAGGTTACTTTGGAGCAGGTGTAGGTGGTACTATTATTGGT